AATTGTTTGCACGAACTCTAATGTTTTATAGTAATGTATCAACTGACTTAAATCAGGGTGTTTCTGTAAATAACGATTATCGTCAATTGGGGATTATTAAAAACCCAAATCAATATAACTCAGATCAAAGATTCCAAGGAATTATTGGATCAGGATGTTTCATTGTTCAGGCTACTATTAATACGACACAATTTCCAAGAGATACTGATATAACAGTTACAAGAACTATTGACGGAGATAATTTTGATAGAAGATATCGTGTTGTTGCATCTTCTTCCACTAGTGCACTATTACAATCACTGGACAATGATATACCTCTAATTAATGATACATTTTCAACTAGTACTGGATATACTTTTAGCGTAACATCAGTGGGTAATCCAACCATAGATAAATATTCTGGTCAGTTAATGTTTATTGATAACAAAGCTGGGTTTACACCTTCAGCCGATGAAACAGTCACTTTAAGAACAGTTATCAAATTCTAACATAAATAGATTAGAACCAACTAAAGAGAAAATTACGAATGGCTATTGATTTTAACACCGAACCGTATTACGACGATTTTACTGAATCAAAAAGATTCTTGCGTATTTTGTATCGTCCAGGATATGCTGTCCAAGCACGAGAACTAACTCAGATGCAGACTATTCTGCAAAATCAAATTTCTCGTTTTGGTAGTCATGTATTCAAAGAAGGCTCACTAGTTATCCCAGGAGAAATCGGGATTGATACTAAAATTGCTTATGTTAAATTAGAAGCTACATATAGTGCTGTTCTTGCTGATACAGTTATAGATAAATTCGCTGGTTTGATTATTGAAAATACTGCTGGAGTACAGGCACAAGTTATTCACTATACTGTTTCTTCTGGTGCCGATTCTGCAGCACTATTCATTCGCTATGTAAATTCTGGAGATAATAATACAACAAAAACATTCTCTGATTCAGACATTTTAACAAATTTAACTGGAACAAATCTTGCAGGTAATGAAATCACTGCAGGAACATATACAGTTCAGGCTGCTACTTCTTCTTCAACTGGAACTGGATCTATTGCAACTATTAAACAAGGTGTTTATTATATTAAAGGACATTTTGTTTTAGTACCAGAACAAATACTTATTCTTGATAAATTTACAAATACTCCATCATATAGAATTGGTTTAGTTACTTCTGAGTCTATTATTACTGCAGAAGAAGACGGAACTCTATTTGATAACGCACAAAACTCATTTAACTATGCTGCCCCTGGAGCCCATCGATACTATATCGATGCTGTACTAACAAAACTGTCTATAGATAGCACACAAGATATAGATTTTATTGAGTTGATTCGTGTTGGTAATGGTCAAACTCAAAGTATAGTTGATAAATCAGAATACTCATATCTTGAAAAAGAGTTTGCTCATAGAACATACGATGAGTCAGGTAACTACACAGTTAAGAATTTTGAAATTGATGTTCGTGAGTATAGAAATAATAATCGTGGTGCGTGGACATCAGGTCGTGTTTATTTAAATGGTGATGTGGTAACCAATAGTGGTTACACATATGTTGCAAAAAACAGTGGTACTTCTTCTAGTAGCACTCCACCAACTCATACTACAGGTTCTGTTTATGACGGATCTGTTTCTGGTGTTGGTACATCTGGTGTTCAATGGGAGTATAATGCTACTCCTTATTATAATCGTGGTGTTTATACTCCAGGTACTTCAGAAAATCTTGGAACTCAACAGGCAAATGAAGCAAAATTAGCTATTGGTTTAGAGCCAGGAAAAGCATATGTGCAAGGTTACGAAATTGAAAAACCTGCCACTGAATATGTTACTGTTAATAAGGCTAGAGATTATCTTACAGTAGACAATGGAGTTATTCCTTCAACTGTTGGAAATTATGTCCTTGTAACTAATATTAATGGTGCACCACCAATCAGTGCAAATGCTAATGCTTCTTTTAATCAAGTAACTCTTTACAATAGAGTAACTTCTGCAGTTGGAACTATTCCTTCTAGTGGAACTATTGTTGGATATGCTCGTGCTCGTTTTATGGAATACCATAATGGAACAATTGGTGCACAAACTGCTATTTACAAATTAGGTATTTTTGATGTCCAAATGGTTTCTGGATATGATTTTAATCGTGATGTTAAATCATTTTATCATGTGGGATCAAGCAATGATGTTAATTTAAACTTTACTGCTGATATTGAAGGAACTACTGCAGTTGGTTCTGGAACATTAACTCGATTAATTGGTTCTGTTACTGCTTCTGCATCAACTACAATTACTGGTGCTGGAACTTCTTTTCAAACAGACCTTAGAGTTGGTGATTATGTTTTCTTGGGCACTGCTTTGAGAAGAGTTACCGCTATTGCATCTCAAGTTTCTCTAACAGTAGATTCTTCAATTTCAGTTACTGGTTCTACACTTGATAGAGTTGGAACTAAAGTATATGAACCAGAAAATACTTCTTTATTGTTCCCATTTCCATATTATGCAATTAAGGATATAACAGATACAGTTTATACTGTATATGAAACATTCACTAGTAGTGTTTCTGCTGGCTCGATCTCAATTGGTCCACCAAGTTCTGGAACATTTGCATCAGCTGCAACTACAACTAATTATACAGTTATTGATACTGACGCAACATCTGGTGGTGCTATTGTAGCAACCACTGGTATTACACCATCTGGATCAAGTGCTAGTATTACTGTTAGTACTGGTTTAAATGGAAGAAATGTTTTTGTTATTGCTGCAGTAAATAAAAGTGGGGCTTCTTTAACACAAAAATCTAAAACATTAGTTTCTGGTGCTACTAAAACATTTACTACTCAAGCAACAGCACAGCAAACTGCTTTACTTTTAGGTAAAGCAGATGGATATCGTTTGGTATCTGTTAAAATGAAATCAGGAACATTTGCTTCTCCAGGTTCCACATACTCTATTGACATTTCCGATCGTTTTATTTGGGATGATGGTCAAAGATCTACTCACTACGATGTGGCACGATTAATTCTTAAAAATTCATATGCTCCACCAGAAGCACCAATTGAAGTAACATTTGATCACTTTACTCATGGCTCTGGTGATTATTTTACTAAAAATTCATATCCTGCAACTATTCAATATGGTTCTATTCCATACTTCCAAGGTGTTGCCTTGCGAGATGTTATTGACTTTAGACCAAGAATCAATGATGCTGGAACATCATTCACAGGAACAGGCTCAGGAACTACATTATTACCAAAGCGTGGTATTGATATTGTAACTGACTTCTCTTACTACTTGGCAAGAAAAACTAAAATTGCAGTAGACTTTGGTGGAACTTTCTTTGCTGTTGATGGTGTATCTTCTTTAAATCCAGGAGAACCATTAGATCCATCGTTGGGATTAGTTCTTTATAATTTAACATTAGAACCATATACATTTGGAACATTAAGTAATAATGTTCAAGTTAATAGAATTGATAATAAACGATACACAATGCGTGATATCGGAAAATTAGAAAAACGAATTGATAATCTAGAATACTATACCTCTTTATCTCTACTTGAACAGCAGACTGAATCTTTAGATGTTATAGATTCTACTGGACTAAGCAGATTTAAAAATGGTTTTATTGTAGATAATTTTGCTGGACATAATACAGGTGACACATCATCCCCTGATTATATTTGTTCTATTGATATGGAAAGAGCAGAATTGCGTCCATTCTATACAATGCAAAATGTTAATTTAATTGAAGGTGTTTCTTCTGATTCAGATCGTCAATTAGCCAACTATAAACTTTATGGTGATGTCATTACATTACCTGTATCAAATCATTTACCAGTCGTTAAGCAAGCATATGCTTCTCGTTTAGAAAACATTAATCCATTTGCAGTTTTTACATTCTTGGGTGATGTTAAAATTAATCCGTCTTCCGATGATTGGTTTGAAACAGATCGTCGTCCAGATTTAGTTATTGATGTTGAAGGTAATTTTTCAACAATTAAAAACCTTGCTGAAAAAGCAGGTGTTCTTGGAACTGTTTGGAATGCTTGGCAAACTCAATGGACTGGTGCACCTATTAGTACTGGTCGTATTAAATATACAACTGGTGGAAACTGGGCGTCTCGTCAGGGGGATGTATATCTCACACAAGCAGAACTACAAGCAAAATTTGGTATTAATGAATGGGGTAATGCTCGTCAAATTACAGTTGAGACACAAGCAACTCAAGTCGGGCAAAAGAGAACTGGTATTAAAACTACTCTTGTTGAAAAAATTGACAGACAAGTTGTTGGAGATCGTGTCCTATCAACTGCAGCTATTCCTTATATTCGCTCAAGAAATATTCTCATTCAAATCCAGAAGTTAAAACCAAACACTCGTTTCTATCCATTCTTTGATGGTATTGATATTTCTGCTTACTGTACTCCAGCAACTAAAATCGCATACACTCCTACTGGAGCAACAGCTGCAGCAAAATTAGTGACACATAATAAATTTGATGTTGATACTAATGTTGGATCAAATGCAACTGCCACTGCTCGAAGAGTTTCTGGTGATTCTCAAGTTTGTTTAAATCGTGGTGATGTTATTACTGGTGGCACATCTGCTGCAACTGCAGTTGTTGTTGCAAAAGAATATGATGCAGAAGCTGGAACATATGCATTATATGTGGTTAATGTAACAGGAACATTCACTGATAGTGAAACTATTACTGCATCAAATCCACTTGGATATGCTACTGCTGCTTCTGGAACTGTTGGTACAAGAACTCTAAAATCTCTTGGTGGAACTTTAATCTCCAATTTTAATGGTGATTTACAATTATTGTTTAATATTCCAAATAATGATTCATTAAGATTCCGTTGTGGTAGTCGTGAACTTAAATTAGTTGATGTAACTACTGCTAATGGTGCATTCACATCTCGTGCCAGAGCAAACTATCGTGCTGAAGGTATTTTAGAAACTAAACAAAGAACAGTTAATGCTGTTCGTAATGCAGAGTTGGCACAAGAACCATTAGAAGATAATCAAGTTATCACTCAAACTTCTGAGAGAGTTGTGGCTGATACTGGCTGGTGGGATCCACTTGCTCAGACATTCTTAATTGAACAAAAAGGTGGATGTTTCTTATCTAAGGTTGATATTTTCTTTTCATCTAAAGATACAGCAGTTCCAGTTACATTAGAAATTCGTGAAGTAGTTAATGGATATCCAGGTAAACGAGTTTTACCATTCTCTCGTGTAACATTAAAACCAGAGTATGTAAATATTTCTGAAAACACAGTATTGTTAGATGATGTTGATGTTAATTCATTTGATACTGCAACTACATTTACATTCCCAAGTCCAGTATATGTTCAAGAAAATACTGAGTATGCCATTATCTTAGCATCAGACTCAAATAATTACAAGGTTTGGGTATCAAGAGTCGGCGATTTAATTCCAGGAACATCTCGTACAATTTCTGAACAACCATATCTTGGTTCATTATTTAAATCTCAAAATGCTTCTACTTGGACAGCAGATCAGTCAGAAGATTTAAAATTCACATTGTATCGTTGCCAGTTCCAAACTGGTGTTAATGCAAATGTTGTATACTCTAATGATGCATTACCAAAAGTTACATTAGTGTCAGATCCATTTGAAACAAGAAGTGGTGTTGCTAAAGTTCGTGTTTGGCATGCAAATCATGGAATTCCAAGTGGGTCATTTGTTACTATTAGTGGTGTTACTGCCAATGTAAACGGTATTGCTTTTGCAGGATTTAATACAACTCATACAATTAGTGATGTTGATTTAGATAGTTACTGTATCACTCTTGGATCCAACGCAACTGCAACTGGATATAGTGGTGGCTCTACTATAAAAGTTACAAAACATATTCAATATGATGCTGTGCAACCATTAGTTCAGGTTCAAACATTTTCTGAGACTCCAATTAGTTTTGGATTAAAGGGTGTTAGTGGAAAATCTGTTGATTCTTCACAAGTTGCTTATACAAAAGAAACTTCGTATTCTAGTGTGTTAGCAAATGAAACTAATTATTTCACTTATCCAAAAATGATTGCGTCAGAACAAAATGAGGCTAATTCAGATTTGGCGAATGGTTTAAATGGTGATAAGTCAGTGTACTTCAATGTTGTTATGAATACTACAAATGATGCATTGTCTCCAATTATTGATACTCATAGAACAAGTTTGATTGCTATTGGTAATAAAGTTAATCTTCCAACAGAAACAAACATGAATGTGGCTTCTTTAGATTATAATGTATTACTAAGTGCAGGTACTGGAGTTACTATTAGTGGAAGCACTATTACTACATCAACTCAAAATGCGGCATTCTTAACTGCTACTGTTGGTAAGTATTTAACTATTGCTGGAGCAAGTAGCGGAACAAGTACTAAGTTAATCACAGCAATTGCAGCTGATGGTAGTTCTATTACATTCGATTCAGCACCAACTGCTGTAACAGGTAATGTAACCCTAACACAAAGAGAAAGATTTGTTGCTGAAAATGCTCCAACAGAGAGTTCTGCATATAGTAAGTATGTAACTAAGAAAGTTACTTTAGCAAATAACTCTACATATTTGAGAGTTAAATTTGCTGCCAATCTTCCGTCAGAGGCTACTATTGAAATTTGGTATAAGACTAATGTTGTTGGCTCAACCATTGCATTTGAGAATGTTCCATACAGCCAAATGACAGTTGATTCTGCTATTATTACTTCTTCAAATGAAGAAGATCAATTCTATGATGCATCATATTCTCTATCTGGTTTAGGTGCTTATGATGCGGTTCAATTGAAAATTGTTATGAAATCTTCTAACAGTTCTCAAGTTCCAAGAATTAAAGATCTTCGTATTATCTCTTGCGCATAATGGAAGGTTTTGTTAAAATACAAAACAAAGAAGGTCTTATTAGAGATCTTTCTAGTGGCGCAGTGATAAATACTAATAGGACTGAATATGAAAACTATTTGCAAAGAAGAAACGCAGAAAAAGATTTAAAAGATCAAATTAAAAATAATTCTGATAAAATTGAAAAAATCGAATCAGATGTAACAGAGATAAAAGAAATGCTAGCAATGCTTATTAAGGGTAAACAATAATGGCAACAATCGTACTTCGCAGTGTAAAAGGTAGTCCGCTAACTATTGCAGAGGCAGATGCTAACTTTGATAACCTAAACACTGAGGTTGGAACAAAACTAACAGCATCTACATATACTGCTGCAGATGTTCT